ACGCTTTTTACTGCATCACCTACAGCAGAGATACAGCTTTTTATTCCATTGACGATACCCATTATGATATCTTTACCCCATTGCAGAGCCTTTGAAGGAAGGCTGGTAATATAGCTTATAGCAGTCTGAAAACCAGATTTTATGCTGGATGCAATATTGCCCACCGTAGTTTTGATACCAGACAGAATGTTATTGAATACATTGGATACGGTGGTTTTGATGCCATTTACGATTGAAGTTATGGTATTTTTGATTCCGTTCCATACCGTAGAGATAGTCGTCTTGATTGCGTTGACGACTGTGGAAACAGTAGTCTTTATCGCATTCCATACCGTGGTTATGACCGTCTTGATGGCATTGATGATTGTTGTAACCGTAGTTTGTATTGCTGTCCACGCGGTTGTCAGGAAGGTGGATATTGCATTAACGATTGTGGTTATTGTCGTCTGAATGGCCGTCCAAACTGTAGTGATGACGGTTTTTATTGCATTGACCACAGTCGTGATGGCTGTTTTTATTGCATTCCAAGCAGTCGTGAAGGCGGTCTGAATAGCGGTTAACACTGTATCAATGGCGGTTTTTATCGCGTTCCAGATAGTTGTAATAACCGTTTTGATAGTTTCCATTGCAGTGGAGATGATATTCTTCACATTTTCAAGGAAACCATCTATGAAGTTTCTGAATCCTTCGCAGTTGTCATAGAGCAGCTTAAAGGCACCGGCGAATGGATTGACTAAAAGAAGAAGTAATCCTTGCCAGTTGTTTTTCACGAAGTCGATAACGCCTATGAAAAAGTTCTTGATTGCTTCCACAACGGTAGAAACAACAGATTTTATTCCTTCCCAGAGGTTTATCCAGAATTGTCTGAAACCATCACAGTTATTCCAAAGATAAATAAACGCAGCTACCAGAGCGGCAATGGCTGCGATAATGAGGAATATTGGATTTGCAAGCATGGTTGTGTTGAGAGCTGCAAAGGCTCCTTTGACAACATTGATGACCCCGGCAAGTTTTGGAACAACCGTCATAATGGTTCCCACAGCGGAGATGATTTTACCAATGATAATGAGTACCGGGCCAACAGCAGCGACTACCAGCGCAATGGTAACGATGACCTTCTTCGTGCCTTCATCCATACTGTTAAGCCAATCCACAAATTTCTGTACAGCACCCACGATGTTCTTAATAGCAGGCATCAGAAGTTCACCGAAGGAAATAGCAAGGCCTTCTAAGGCAGATTTCAAAATCGTGAGCTGACCTTGTAGGTTATCAAGCTGTGTATCCGCCATCTGTCCGGCAGCTCCGGCACTGTTGGTGATAGAACTTTGTAGGCTATCCCATGTTTCGCCAGTATTGGCAAGAAGGGCATTTACAGAGGAAAGGTCGGTCTTGTTGAAAATCGTACTGATGATATTTGACTTTTCTGCTGAGGTCATGCCTTCCATGCTGGTATTTAAGTCACCCAAGATATCATTCAAAGAGCGCATATTACCCTGAGAGTCATAAACAGAGACGCCCAGCGCAGTCATTTGTTTTGCAGCTGCATCCGTTGGATTCTGTAAAGAAAGAATGATGTTTCTTAAATGGGTACCACCCTCGGCACCTTTGATACCATTATTGGCTAAGATACCAAGTGTGGTGTTTAATTCTGCAGTTCCGCCTTTGATGGATTTGGCAGTCGCACCGATGGTAAGAATACCTTCACCAAGTTGCGCAACAGAAGTATTGGTGCTGGATGCAGTCTTTGCCATCTGGTCAACCATTGTATCTGCTTCGGATGTTTCCATACCAAGGGCAGACATGGCATCAGTAACCATATCGGATGCAGAAGCAAGCTCAATGTCACCGGCAGCAGCAAGGTTTAATACTGTAGGAAGGGTATCGCACATTTCCTGTGTGTCATAACCGGCAAGAGCCAGATAATTAAGAGCCTGCGCGCATTCAGAAGCAGAGAAGGCTGTCTCAGAACCCATCTTCTTAGCAAGCTCAGATAAGGTTTTCATGGTATTTACCGATTGGCCATCCACGTTTGACATGGAATCTTTGGTAATGCCCATTGTGGCCTGTACCTGAGACATAGAGCTTTCAAAGGAAGCAGCAGTGGTGACTGCGGCAGTTCCAAGGCCTGTGACCGCAGCAGTGACCGGCAGCATCTTCTGTCCGGCAGAGGCAATATTGTCACCAGTCGTCTTTAGCTTTTCTCCGCTTGCAGCAATCTTCTGCATCGCAGTAGCAGATTGATTGGCTTGAGTCTCTAACTTCTTTAGGTCATTTTCGGTTTCGATGATTTCACGCTGCAAGGCATCATATTGCTCCTGTGAAATATCACCATTGGCAAGAGCTGTATTGGCCTGTTCCGCAGCGGTCTTTAATGTTTCCAGTTTCTCTTTTGTTTCCTTGACCGCATCAGATAGTAGCTTTTGCTTTTGCGCGAGCAGCTCTGTATTTCCGGGGTCAAGTTTTAATAGCTTTTCTACATCACGTAATTGTGATTGTGTATCCTTGATGGAAGAATTCACACCTTTTAGGGCGGTTTGCAGTTTGGTGGTATCTCCACCGATTTCAACTGTGATACCTTTGATTCTACTTCCAGCCATGTGGGATACCTCCTTCCATTAGAATTTGTCAAAATCCTCCTGCGTAGCAAGAGTGGCGTATTTGTAATCATCATTTCTACTTTCTGCGAACATGTCATTGACCATGCCAATTGTTAGAAGGTCAAGGTCTCGGATAGATAATCCCAGCTGTACGCAGCGAAGCAGAAATAAAGGTGTTGTCATTTCGCGGTCAGTTTGGCGAAGTTTTTTTTAGACTCCACATCGGTCTGTGTGTTCAGTCCCCAGAGCTGAATGAGCTGTGGCAATACCTGATAGATGGAGAAGGTATTAAACTCATCCAGCCAATCTTCAGGATTATCTGGGATAGAAGGGTCCGCGTGCTTTGCCATGATGTAGGCAATGTTCTCGAACATTTCAAGGGAGAACATATCAAGCGCGGAACTTTCCGGATTGCCATCGCCGATACTTTTTTCAAGCTCACGTAGGTCCTTGTAAATATCCCTGTGGAATTTCATACGATAAATACGAGGAATGGCGGCAGAGGCTCTGAAAGGGACCTCTTTACCGTCAATCTCGATGTTCTGTGTCATACTCATAAGTCGCTACCTCCTTATTTCGTAGATGCCTTGGCAGGTGCAGGTTCTGCAGTAGGCATATAAACAGATTTGTACCAGTTGGCGTAAACCGTAGCGTCTGTGGTGTTTCCGGTCTTAGCTTTGACCATACCATTGGCAAGTGGCGTCGCTTTGATGGATAGGGTCTCTGTCTGTACTTCCTTGCTGTCCTCATTGGTATTGCCTTCAATCCCCGGACGGGAAGCAGAGCAGTTGTACATGACGTGACGGATATGTTTCTGGTCACCATCAAACTCAAAAAGCAAAGCAAAAGAAGCAAGCTCCACTTCGGAGTTTTCAATAAGCACGCCCTTAGAATCCAGTTCCTCTTTGAGGACGTCTGTACGGAAAGATTCAGGAATCAATGCAAGTTCCAAGTCGCCATCATAGCCCATGTTATTGTTGATAACGTAGTAGGCCACGCCATCGGCATAGAAGTTTTCAGGCTCACCGTTGGCATCCAAAGAGATGGAAACAGAACCGGGCATAGCAACAGGTGTGTCATAGCTTACGGTTCCGTCCTCTGCAATGGAAAGCAGTGCATAATGAGCATTTTTAAGGTTGTATTTGACCTTGTTGTTCTTATCAGCCATTGTTAATTACCTCCATTTCAAATGTGTAAAGGACTTCATAGAGCTTTTCGCTCTCAATCCAAGTTTCTGATTTGTTATAAAAAATACCGTGACTATCCATCACGGCTTCGACGCTGTTTTCCAGTGCCATGTCCTTGGCATCTGTATACAGCTCGATATGAATTTCATTTATCTTGAAATACACCATGCCATCGGCAGCAAAGTTGTTACTTCCGGGCATGAGATAACAGATAAAAGGTGGGTCGGGAGATTCGCCTTCCGCAAAATGGTCATAAGCAAAAGGCAGCTTCATCTCCTGAAGCAGTTTGATTAGCTCATCCATTATTTCAGGCTCCTCTCGATTTGATTTTCTAATTCTTCAATACCTGCTGCTTCCGCCGGAGCAATATGCGCCTTACCAGCAACACGACCTCCGCCACGCTTGGCATGACCAAATTCCAGAAGGTGGGCCAGCTGGTATCGGTTCTTGGAATGTACGGTGACTTCCAGTGAATTAGCGGTTTCCTTGGTGGTTTTCACAGTCCAGCTTTTGGCGTACTTTCCGGTATCGGAAGGAGCAGTTTGCTGTATCTGTTTTCTAACCGTGGAGCCAGCTTTCTTTACTGCCGCCTTTAAATCATCTGTGGCAAGGTCAGCGTAATCTTGTAGGCCTTCCATAATGGCAGCAGCCATCTGGTCAACTTTTACTCTGTCACTGGCCATGATTATCGCCTCACTTTCTCACAGGATAATTTGATACATTTACGCTTGAAATTCATGTGGTCCACTGCCTTGATGTCATAAAGCTCGCCATTAAATTCCACGCGATAGTGGGTAGAGTCAATGGCAGCAGCTTTTTTGCACCAGCGGATAGTAAAATCCACCTTTGAATTGTCGATGACCATTCCGGCATCCGTTGATTCCTTGCCAGCTTCAGAACTGACTGTGGCATAGCAGGTGTAATATGGAATCCAGTTGTTTTTATGATTGCCGATAGCATCAACCGTTACTTCACTTTTGGTGATGAAGATGCGGATATTAAGTAGTTCAATATTCATCAGAACATCTCCTTCCTTGAGCCAAAGAGAAGAGCACGGAGTGTCAGCGTCATCGCCTGATGATTTGCTTCCTCTCTGTGCTCGTATAAATAAGCGACGGTGTACATGATGGCAATCTGTGCATTCTCACAAGCCTTAAGAACATCAATATCATCAGTTCTTAGAATGTCCATGCAGATTTTTTGAGCAGACGTAATCAGTGAGGCGATGAGTGCATCGTCATCATCAAAGTCTACTCGCAGGTAGTTTTTCATTTCTTCAAGTGTTACGAGCATTGTGTGTCGCCTCCAATCCTAAAAAGAAGATGCCACCCGTGAAGATTGGCACCGTCCATCAATTACTTAGGCCTTTGCAGTGCTACCGATTTTAAGAATCTGTACTGCTTCAGGAAGGATAAGCTTACCATCGACACGTTCCTTAGCTACAAAACCAATCATACCGTTACCGGCAAAAAGCTCTGTAAGCTGTTTGAAAGAACGAGTACCACGGTCGCCAATGTTGTAGTAGCTGTAATCACCGAAAGCAATCGCATCTGTAGGAGCAAAAGGAGAGGTATGAACAGGATAGCCGAGTAACTTGTCCGGTTCACCAGCCTGATAAGAAGGCTGCCACATATATGCTCCATTGTTATCCTTAAAGGTACGGATAGTAGCGATTGTCTGGTCATTCATGATGAATGCGGCAGTTTTTCTGTAAGGGCGCTTAAGTGCATAAACAAGATTCATGATGTCGTCAGCAGTAAGCTTTGTTACAGTCTTGTAGACAGTTCCACCACCGGTCTCGGCGAAAAGTCCAAGAGGCTGACCAACACCGGTACCATTAAGGAAGGCATCCTCCTCAGCGTTAGAGAGAGCCTTACCAAACTCGTCGATGATGTAGTTTTCAAGATTAAAGGCGCTGTCGTAAAGAAGCTCCTCAGTAACCTTGATTGCTACATGAAGCTTGTGGGCATCAAGTAAAATCTGAGAGAACTGTGCATCGGAGAACTGAAGTGCGCCGCCTTCTTCAATCCATGCAGCAGCAGGCTCAGTGGAAGCAATATTGATTTTGTGGTCGCCGGAAGTAGTAATCTTATGGCCAAGTTTACGCATGATATTCTCGCCATTAAGAACCTTAATCAAGCGGCTGTCGTACTCTTCAGGAACAAGATAACCACCGTCTGCATCAACACCTTCCTGAAGGATATTAGATACCTGACGGAAGTTGGTACGAAGTGCTGTGAGCATACCTTCCTTGTATGCATCAGAAGCACGACCTTTCTTAGCTTCCGGAAGAGTGGCTCCGTTAGGCTTAGAAGTAAGAGGAGTGTTGATAGGCTTGTTCATCTCAGCCTCACGCTGTTCCTGACGTTCCAAGCGATGGATTTCATTGGTAAGAGCATCAATGTCTGCTTCCATCTTTGTGTAAGTTGCATCGTCCTCTACAGAAAGAACGCCTTTGTCAGAACGATGAGATTCAAGGAATGCTTTAGCTGCATCCAGAGCTTTGTTACGCTTTTCGCGAAGTTCCATAATAGTCATAATGATTTACCTCCATTAAATGTATTTTTTGATTGTGTTTAAGTGCTCCATAAGTTCATCTACGGAGCGACCAGTAGGTTCTGGTTCTGTTTCGATTTTGCATTTGGCTGCAAGTTTCTCCATAAGAGAATTGGTGACAGCAGCACGAGAGTAGGATGCCGACACAGCTTCCTGTGGCATTTCTTCCTCTTCGTATGAGCGCTGCATGATTTCATCAGCAAAGCCAAGTTCAACAGCCATATTTGCATTCATCCAAGTCTCTGCATCCATCAGGTGAGAGAGCTTGGCACGAGACATACCCGTTTTGATTTCATAGGCGTTGATGATGGATTCTTTCACTTCATCAAGCATGGCTATGGCCTTTTCCATTTCTGTGGCATTACCAAAGGCTGATGTCATCGGGTTATGAATCATCATCATAGAAACCGGTGATACGATGACCTTGGTACCAGCCATTGCAATAACGGATGCTGCAGAAGCAGCGATACCATCGATTTTGACAGTGACGTTTCCTTTGTAGTCCATCAGCATGTTGTAAATCTGAGCTGCGGCCACGCAGTCACCACCCGGAGAATTAATCCATACTGTGATATCACCACTGCCAGAAAGCAGCTCATCCTTAAAAAGCTGAGGTGTGATGTCGTCATCAAACCAGCTTTCCTCGGCGATTGTTCCGTTTAGGAATAGCGTTCTCTCCATCACTGGTTCCGTCGTCTCCTGATTGGTCACCATCTTGTTTTTCCACTTCCAAAACTTCTTCATCAGAATCTTCCTCCTTTCCAGCAGCAGTGGTCGCTGCAAAGATACCAGCATCCTCAAGCTTGGTCATGTTACCATTGATAAGATATAAGTCACCACCAAGTTCAGGTGGGATGCGGTCTAGGTTTTCAAGTTCACGGATATCATTGGCTGACATCCAACCATTTTGTCTTGCAGTAGCATAGCCATTCATGCGGCTTTGATAATCGCCACGAAGCAAGCCATCCACATTGAACTTGACAAAGTAAGTAGCTTTCTCAGAATCGGATAGAAGAGCCCGATTTAAGGATTGTTCCCAACGAACTATCCAAGGCTCTAAGGTGTATTTCACAAATTCCAGAGATTGCTGCTCAATATTAGAAAAGCTCGACTTCTCCAAGTCACCGACCATGTGAGGCGGTACTCTAAAGATTCGAGCTATTTCATCAATTTGAAATTTACGTGTTTCCAGAAACTGTGCTTGTTCTGGTGATATGGAGATAGGCGTGTAGTGCATGCCTTCTTCCAAGATTGCTATTTTATGTGAGTTGCTGCCGGAGAAGCCTTTGTTCCAGCTTTCTCTGATGGCATCGGGATTTTTGACGGTTCCCGGAAACTCTAATAGGCCGCCCGGAGTAGCACCGTTCGCAAAGAACTTAGCACCATATTCCTCTGTCGCAATGGAAAGACCGATAGCATTCTTGGCCATCGCAATGGGAGAGTAGCCAACCAGACCGTCAAAGCCAAGTCCCGGAATATGAAGCACATCTGAAGGCTTCAAGGTCACGGTTCCATTTTTCATCGTTGGTGCATCGGAATCCTGCATTTGATACTGGTAATACAGATGTCCATGCTCGTCTCTATCGACGGTCATTCGGTTTGGCATCAATGGATATAGACCTACAACTTGACCTTTGCCATTGCGGATAATCTGTGCGTAGGCATTTCCCCAGAGAAGCAGGTGCGTCATAAGCGTTTCTCGGAATACAAAGGATGTCATTTCCGGGTTTGGCTCATCATGTAGTATCTTGTACAGCGGATGGTCCAATGCTTTTTCCTTACTACCACCATCTTTGTATTGGTAGAGATGAACGGGAAGTCCTGCAATGGATTCTGAAAGAATACGCACGCAAGCATATACCGCAGTCATCTGCATGGCAGAGCGCTCATTGACGGATTTTCCAGAGGTGCTGCCACCAAATAAGAAACGGTAGCCACTTCCATTCACACTGTTTGTAGGCTTATCTCTTGACCTAAATAAACCGGAAATAAAACTCATATTTCATGCGCCTCCTTTCAGATAAACAAAATGCCTCTGTTATCGTAAACAGAAGCACCAGAATCATTCCCACATCGAATGGCACGGTCAAGGGCCATGATGGTTGCAACTGAACCATCGATTTTCTCTGTGGATTTTTCTTTATCAGCTTTAATATTGCCTGCCGGGTCGGTTCGGATATAGATGTTATCCATCATCCAGCGAAGAACCGGATGCCCGCCATGAGCAAGCTTTTCTTCAAGTGTTAGTTTCATGAGCTCTTTGGTTGGTGGGGACATATCCTTAAATCCTTGTCCGAAGGGAACCACGGTAAATCCCATGTTCTCTAAGTTCTGCACCATCTGTACAGCACCCCAGCGGTCAAAGGCAATCTCGCGGATATTGAACTTTTCACCAAGTCGCTCGATGAACTTTTCAATGTATCCATAATGCACGACATTACCTTCCGTAGTTTGTAAGAAGCCTTGTCGCTCCCATACGTCATAAGGAACATGGTCTCGTCTGACACGCAGGTCTAAAGTATCTTCTGGAATCCAGAAGTAAGGCAGAATGGCATATTTTTCATCTTCATCCTGCGGAGGAAAGACCAACACGAAGGCGGTAATATCCGTGGTGGAGGATAAGTCCAAGCCACCATAACAAACGCGGCCTTCAAGGTCATCTTCATTGACGCGGAAGGAGCAGTTATCCCATTTCTCCATCGGCATCCAGCGGACTGCTTGCTTTACCCATTGGTTCAGACGAAGCTGCCTGAAGGAGTTCTCCTCACCGGGATTTTGCTTTGCAGATTCACAGGCTGCTTTGACTTTATCAATGCCAACTGTGATACCCAGAGAAGGATTTGCTTTCTTCCAGACCTTCGGGTCCGTCCAATCATCAGATTCATCAGCACCATAGATAACCGGATAGAAGGTCGGGTCAATCTTCCTGCCTTCAAGGATATCCTTGGCTTTCTGATGGGTTTCATAGCAGATACTGTTTGTATCCGTTCCGGCAGTAGTAATCAAAAAGTAGAGTGGCTGCATACGAGCGTCGCCAGAGCCTTTTGTCATAACATCAAATAATTTCCTGTTTGGTTGGGTGTGTAACTCATCAAACACAACGCCATGAATATTGAAGCCATGTTTGGAGTAAGCTTCAGCAGAAAGGACCTGATAGAAGCTGTTGGTAGGTTGGTAGACGATACGCTTTTGAGAAGCCAGTATCTTCACTCTTTTATTGAGTGCCGGACACATACGCACCATATCAGCAGCGACATCAAAGACGATAGTTGCCTGTTGGCGGTCAGCGGCACAGCCATAAACTTCTGCACGCTCTTCCCCATCACCGCAGGTGAGCAGTAGGGCGACAGCTGCAGCAAGCTCGGACTTACCCATCTTCTTGGGTATTTCCACATATGCGGTATTAAATTGACGATATCCATTTGGTTTTAAGGTTCCAAAGATATCACGGATTATCTGTTCTTGCCAATCAATTAGTTCAAAGGGCTTCCCGGCCCATGTGCCTTTGGTGTGGCATAAGCATTCTATGAAGTTTACTGCATAATCTGCAGCGTCTTTATCATATTTTGAATCCGAGGCTTTGAACTTGGTCGGCGTGTATTTCTTCAATTTTTTCAAGTTTTGCACCTCCTTTGTGGCATAAAAAATAGCCGCAGCAATGCGACCGTCAGTAACGAGATACAGAAGCCATCTGGCTTCCGCATTTCGGGAATATTCATTTCCTTGGGATTAGTTGTAATCGTTCAGTAAAATGCAGTAGGCAAGCTGCGTATCTTTGTCATCGTCGGCCGGGTAGAGGTCCCAGCCTCTGTCGTAGTTGGCCGTGAACTTGCCATCAATCTTGATGGAGAGCTTGGAAATCTTACCACCGTTGATTCCATAATCCTCGCTTGGCTCATCATAAGCTTTTACCCAGTAGTGGGCCACTTTGTAGCTGCCATCCTTTTGTGGAATTCCAATTGTACCTTCGTGCCACATGCTCGCCACCTCCTTACTTACCAATGCTCATCTTGAATGCTGGAATGCGTTCTTTTTCGCCGGTTTTCCAGTCGTCGTAGCGGCTGTTGATTTCAACCAGTCCGTCAAGGGTGCATCCGCGTTTTTGAAGTTCTGCGATGGTTTGAATCAGGCTTGAGAATGTGGAGCTGATGGTGAATGCGGTAACTCCGAGGCGTTTGCAGTTTTCGATGATTGCGTCAATGTCGTAATCCCAAATGACCTCGGCGAAGTTGATAAGCTCGTTTCCTGCGTCTTGGCTGTAGAAGTAGGCTGCTCCAAAGGTTGGGTTGATGTTAATGTCCTTGAAGCGTGCTCCGGTTTCTGCTGCCTTGTCTAAGATTTCAATGTTTTTCATGGTTGTTTCCTCCTAAAAATGTGTGGTTGTTTTCTTTTGGTAGTACTATATATCACTCTAAAAGCACATAATAGCAAGTCAATTAGCGATATATATGTGACAAATATCAGCACGATTTTCGGGTGGAAAGTGTGTACTTTATTCCTTGCCGTAGAGGATGAAATTCCCGTATTCTTCCGGGTGTTCATCAATGTAGGAAACAAGTTCTAAGAGCCCCAGCTCCTCAGCAATTTGCTGTACGCCTTTAAAGTCCAGCATGTTGATGAGGGCGGTATCTCTGACTTCGAGAATCTGTTTTTTAATCTTCTCCGTCATGGCTATCCTCCTTTACGATTTGGCAGCGGTCCTCGCCATAGACAACGTTCAGTCCAGAACCGTTATCCCAGTCCACCAGAATGCTGCCGGTGTCATCCACACCGATGACTGTTCCAAGGGTACCAATTGGCGGAGCCTGAACATCATCCATCTTGGTAAGCTTGACGCGAGTGCCAGCAGTGTAGGTTTCTTTTAATTTGTTGACGATTGCTTCATTTGGAAATCTCATCTTATTGCACCTCCTTTGCGGCACCGTTTTTGAATGCGGAGCTGCCTGATAAATTCTTAAGCAGAATCTTGCGACTTTGCTTGTACTCATCACCGATAAATCCAAGGCGAAGCAGGAAGCAGCGGAAAGCATACTTTTCGTTGTCTGTTTCTTTTTGCGTAGCGCTGATGCGTTTTTGTTCCTTGCTCATTTTGCAAAGGGCTGCAATGAACTGGGTGTAAGCGTTGATTTCTTCCGGCTTTGGTAATTCCTCAAACCAAGGAAATGAAACCTTGTCCTCTTCGATAATGATGCGAATGTCGTTTACACCAAGGGCCTTCTTGATGAGGTTTTCTTTGGCGTCCAGCAGGTTTGTAAGGTTACCAACACCAACTTTATCAAGTGGCATTGAAATGGTAAGTCCGGTAGGTTCTTCCATGGCATCCTGTGGCGCTTCAGGTTCCTTGACGGATGGTGACAGGTCTTCTTGCGTCAGCGGCTCATAATCGTATCCGCGTTTGGCAAGCTCCCAAGTGATGCGGTCTACTTCCTCTTGGTCGGCAGTCGTTTCATCAAAGGTAAGATTTCCTTCTCTTGTGATGGTGAAAATGCCTACCTGATAGGCGTAACTTGGCGTTCCAAGGTATGCTGCTTTTTCTCCTGTGATTTCCTGCAGGGCCTTTGCGAATGGCTTTCGTTCTTTAACGTTGTATCTGTACTTCATGTGCGTACCTCCTTTGTTTTTCGGTACTACATATATCACTCTAAAGGCACATAATAGCAAGTTATAAACCCGACAAATATGTGCCTTTTAGGACTGCGATTTTTGTCTATCAAGCTTCCGCAGATTCATCGCTTATGGCGATTTCATCATAGGAATAAGTAAGGCCATCACGGATAACAGAAACGCCATCAGAAGAGCCTACCTGTTCAATGTAGCGCTTCACGATGACGTCTGCGTATTTCTCATCTAATTCAATTGTGTGGCAGATACGACCAGTTTGCTCGCAGGCAATCAAGGTACTGCCAGAACCACCAAAGGGGTCAAGCACGATACAGTTGGTAAGGCTTGAATTCATGATGGGATAAGCAATTAAAGCTATCGGCTTCATGGTAGGGTGGTCAGCGTTTTTCTTTGGCTTTTCAAATTCCCAGATGGTTGTTTCTTTTCTGCCGGAGTACCACTGATGTTTGCCGGATTTCTTCCAGCCAAATAAGCAAGGCTCGTGCTGCCACTGATATGGAGAGCGTCCAAGTACCAATGATGGCTTTTTCCAGATGCAGCAGCCGGAAAGATAGAAGCCTGCATCAGAGAATGCTTTTCTAAAATTGAGGCCTTCGGTATCTGCGTGAAACACATAGATAGAAGCATCATCTGCCATGGCGTGTTCCATATTGGTAAAGGCATCCAGCAAGAACTGATAGAAGGAATCGTTGTCCATATTGTCGTTTTGAATCTTACCGGCAGTGCCTTCGTAGTTCACGTTGTAAGGTGGGTCCGTCACTACAAGGTTTGCTTTCTTACCAGCCATCAAAAGCTCATAGCTTTCAGGCTTGGTGCTGTCGCCACAATAAAGACGATGCTGACCAAGGCACCAAAGGTCACCAGCTTTCGAGAAGGTAGGCTTTTGAAGTTCTGCTTCCACATCGAAGTCGTCATCTTTGATATTGTCCTTTGTGGAATCTTTGAATAGGTCGTCAAGCTCTGCAGGCTCAAACCCAGTGAGGGAGACATCAAAGTCCACACCTTGTAAATCAGCAATCAAAAGAGCAAGTTTATCGTTATCCCATTCACCGCTGATTTTGTTTAAGGCAACGTTTAGTGCTTTTTCATGTTCCACATCAAGTTCTACAACCACGCAGTCAACTTCCGTCATACCCATATCCTGTAAGACTTTTAATCTCTGATGACCACCAACGACACATCCGGTTGTGGCATTCCAGATAACAGGCTCTACGTAACCGAACTGTTCAATGGAGCGTTTGAGCTTTTCGTATTCTGGGTCACCGGGCTTTAAATCCTTACGGGGATTGTAATCCGCAGGAAGCAGCTCTGTGACTTTTTTCTTTTCAATTAGCATGTTCGCATCCTCCTTAGAATAATCCCCATTCAGCAAACTTCTCGAAACCACCAACAGAAGCAATATAATCTGCAGCAATATCGACGAGTTCCTGATATGGATGTCCATCAATGGTGTCATCACCGATAGCACAGCTGAGTGCTACAGGCTTTCCGGCTTCCTGAGCTTTTAAGAAAGCGTAGATATTAAGGGTGACATCTGCTTTAGATAAATCCTTACCGTGAAGACCACCACCAGTTACAGAGTCGGCCATATCGCTTCCAAGCTTTCTGTTGGTAGCGCCGGTATCTACATCTGTGCCGCCAGTCCAATCGCCGAGCGGATTGACCTCAGCAGGCGGATACATATTGGATAATTCAGCAGTGGAAGCATTGCTTTGACAAATAATAAGTCTTGCTTCATCCATGATGTATTTGCCATCAAATGGAAAGTGGTTATAAATATCGTGAGCAATCACAGAGAGTGCCTTTTGCTCATCTGTAAGCGGCATTCCCTTAAAGATGCCATTGTCACCACAGCGAAGGCCATTAGCCTGATTGTCAGATAAATGCTTATCCTGTGGAACGATTAAAACATCCGGTTCCACCTTACCGGCAATACGAGAGATAGCGTCCTTGATGGCAGCGATAGAAAGAGAAGCAGTGGTTTCAATAATCACGTGACACTTGCCATGTCCGATTAAGACTTCCACTGCAATCTTTGGATTCTTTTCTGCTTTATATGCTAAGTCCACGATAGCCCCAGCAATTCTATCTGCAATTTTATCTGGGTGAGAGGGATTTACTTTTTCAATCATGTTAGTTTCCTTTCCTTGCGCGAAGCAGACGTTCCATCGCATCATCCATAGGAGTTTCGCCGGAATATTCTGTCGCACAATTTTCTTTTACGATTTGATAGATTTCCATCCAGAGCCTGTTTGTCTGGCTCATAAAGTTTTGACTCATGGCTACGTAGGGAGACTGGATGGCATTTCCCGTAGTAGGGTGCTTGGCAAGAAATCCAAAGTCGGAGATGGCTTCTTCACATTGAATCCATCTGGCAACGCTCATGGAATAGCGCTCTAAGAGCTGGGGAGAAACAAGCGTTGCACACTTGCGCTCAGCCAGCCACTCCCATGTGGATTTGTAGATTTCTTCTGCACCGAGCGGTTTTCCGTCTTTTTGAGTGGCGGATAATAGCTTTGATGGTTTGGGCATTTGCTGACCTTCTAAATCGGTTGCTTTATCTTCAAAGTCAATGACAGTCAACTTTCGCTTACCCGGATTACCCTCAGCAATCTTGTCAGCTAAGGGCTTCTTTTTGGCTCCAGCGCCCATCCGAGCGCCGCCACGGTTGGTACCGTCCTTAGCCATAATTAACACCTCCTGTTTATCAGGGCCTATATACCCCGTTTGAAAGCGCGACTTTGCGCGTGAGACCCCACGCCCGTTCCACGGAAGGTTTGCTGTAGAGATTTTGACCGCCCCTACGGGTCCTACTGGTTGTGCCAGCGGTCACCGTGCTCAGCATGTATTCTTGCATGACATGCTTTGCAAAGAGCCATCAAGTTATCTCTGTCGTGGGTGCCTCCTTGTGACAGTGGTTTGATGTGATGTATCTCCTCGGTTGGTGTGTAAACACCTTTCTCAAGGCAGACCTCACAAAGCGGATGGGCAGCAGCGTAGCTGTCACGGATTCGTTTCCAAGCTCTACCATAGCGGCGCTTGGTAGCTGGGTCACGGTCGTAACGTTCGTATCTCTTGGCCTCAAGCTTTGCGTGTTCCTCACAGAAACGTCCGTCAGTCAGGTTCGGGCAGCCGGGATAGGAGCAGGGCCTTTTAGGTTTTCTTGGCATCTGTTTCACCTCCGTTCGGGCATAAGAAAAGCCCCGTAGGAGTTTGTCCCACAAGGCCTCTTGTAACTTTCTTTTTTGCTATTGTAATAATATCATAGGTCGATACTCTCAATCTATCACATTAACTCTCATCATGGTCTGGCACCACGATTTCTTTTAATGCGCTGCTGTGCATACGGTGAAGATGCTGCATGGAGTAGTTCATGTCCACGGCTATCTGTTCCCAGTTAAGAAAGCAGAGATAGCGTTTCTCCAGAAGCGTCTGGTATTCCACGTTTGGCACAGCTTTGATGACCGACATGATTTCGCTCTTAAGGTCCACCAGCTTTTCGATGTCCTTCTTCAGGCTGTCCTCCAAATCGATAATCTTCAGGATGCATTCTTCCAGCCTTGAACCACCGCGATTCGGATTTCTTGGCATATCGGAAAAGGTACTGGTGCATCTGGTAGCTAAGTCATTCAAGGAAGCAATCTGCTGCGTCTTAGAAGTGATGCGCTCATCAAGAAAACGTGCTTGTAATAAGTATTCTTTTGCATTCATGCTAATACCTCCGGATGTTTTGATTTCCCTTGGATTGGCATTCTTTGTCATAGATTTGCTTTGACCGCATCAATTAATGCGTTTTGTGATACTTCCTTCAGTGACAGCGCCTTTAAGATGCGCTCATCAATGGTTCCTTTGGTAACGATGTGTTCAATCACCACGGTACCGGAAGTCTGGCCTTGTCTCCAGAGTCGGGCGTTGGTCTGCTGGTATAATTCCAAAGACCATGTCAGCCCAAACCAGATAAGAGTGGAACCGCCAGCCTGCAGGTTAAGACCATGACCGGCAGAAGCAGGATGGATAACAGCAACAGGAATATCTCCATTATTCCAATCGTTGATGTCCTTGCTGGTTTTGATTTCTCTGACATCAAAGCGCTTCTTGATTCTTTGCAGGTCATGCTTGAACCAATAAGCCACCAGCAGTGGTTTGCCATTTGCCGATTCGATAATATCCTCCAGCGCATCCAGCTTTCTATCGTGTATCTCGATAATATTGCCTTCATCGTCATAGATGGCACCATTGGCAAGCTGGGATAGCTTCCCAGTAAGGGATGCAGCATTGGCAGCGGTGACTTCGCCTTCAGGAAGTTCCAAGATAAAGTCTGCTTTTAGTTCTTCATAGCGCTCAGATTCTTCCTCGGATAATTCCACTTCATATTGCGAAGTAATGAGCTCCGGCATCTGCAAGTGGTCGGTTGATTTCATAGAAATCGTAATATCCGATATCTTTCGATAAATGTCATCTTCTGCATAAGGCATTGGTTTGTAGGAGTAGATGATTTCACCATTTCGCTTATCCGGAACGAAGTAATCATTCCTGTAGTGGGTGATGAAGCGTCCGAGGCGTTCTCCTAAGTCCAGCAGTTTGAACTCAGCCCACAAATCCATAAGTCCGTTAGAAGAAGGAGTGCCGGTAAGACCGATAATTCTTTTGACTTTTGGTCTGACCTTCATCAAGGATTGGAACCTTTTTGATTTATGGTTCTTGAAGGATGAGAGCTCATCGATAATGACCATATCGTAATCAAAAGGAAATCCGCTACTATCGATAAGCCATCCTAAGTTCTCACGATTGATAATGGTGATATCAGCGCCTTCCATCAAAGCTGCTCTTCGTTCTTTGACGGTTCCAACAGCCACGGCGTAGGTAAGTCCTTTTAGATGCTCCCATTTTTTGATTTCTGCAGGCCATGTATCACGGGCCACACGAAGTGGTGCAATAACCAAGATGTGATGTGCTTCAAAGCTGTCAAACAACAGGTCTGCGATGGCAGTCAGGGAAATGACCGTCTTACCAAGGCCCATATCGAGGAGTACTGCAGCTACGGGATGACTTTCAATGTAGTCGATGGCATATCGCTGATAATCATGGGGTACAAAGTTCATGAAGCATTCCTCCAATCTGTTCAATGCCATCAATCACATAGACGCGGTAGCCAAGTGAACGAAGCATTTTGTGTCTTGCTACTTGAAGAGGGCGTGGCTTTTTGCCGGGAGCCTTCAGTTCTACGAAGGCGCACACCCCATCAGGTAATAAGACTAAGCGGTCGGGCATTCCTGCAAAACTTGGAGACACGAACTTTAGTGCAATCCCACCAGCCTTTTTAACCGACCTTGTTAACATGTTCTCTATCTGTTTTTCTAACATTTCTAAGCCTCCATCAGAGTGTAAATTTCTATAAGTGCAAGGTGTATCAATGGTATTTACATAACTTTTATATATATGATTTTTTATAGCCTATAGAAAAGTTTATAAATATACCTTGATACACCTTGTCATTAGGTCTATTAGTCTAAGAATTCCTCGTCAAAATCGTCCTCGGTACGGATACGCAGACCCTTAAAATAACGCTTTCGATTCTGAGTGATACGCTCATATCCGGCATTCTCCAAAGCAAAGTAGAAGTCAGCGGTACTGCGCACGTACTCATTGGTATCGATGCAGTAATTGCGATAAGCCTGATAAAGAGAAGAAGAACTCTCCTTGTAATCAGCACCCACCACGCATTTATCTTCGAGAAAGTGGGCAAACCAGTCATTCTGGCTACGGTATTCATTGATGGCCTCTTGCACACAAGCAGGAACCGGAATCTGATAATCCAGCTCGATAACTTTTCTGCTGCCTTCAATCACCCAAGAGAGAATGGCTCCGGCAGCGTGGTCATACAGATATTCGCTGTAGTTCTTAATATCGCTGGAACCGGTAATCTTGGCATTGAAGGGGATGACAATCAAACGTCTCCAGATACCATCATCGGATGCAGAGACACGAGGCAGATGGTTGGTGTAAAGTACGAGGGTATGGCAAGGCTTGAAGGAGAACGGGTCCTTGTACTTCTTTTCCGCAAATACATCATCGGTGGAACAGAGCTGTTTGACGGTGGAATCATTGAGACGAGCACCTTCCTGCATCTCGGCAGCAATTAAAAGACGTTTCCCTTTGACCTCGGCCATTTCCGGTTTGATGTTTCTGCGGCAGCCTACGGTTAAGGTATCTGCAGAGATATTGCCGGAGTAGAGCCCAAGCACACGGGAGATGACATTCCAGAAGGTGGACTTGCCATTTCGACCATCGCCATAAGCAATAATCAAAGCTTCTACATACACCTTGCCAATGGCAGCAAGGCCACAAATCATCTGTACATAATCGATGAGCTCCTGATTATTCTGGAAAATGGTATTCAAGCAATCAAGCCAGACATCTACTTCCTTCTGATTAGGTGATACGCTGGTAATCTTGGTAATAAAGTCCTCTGGAGAATGTTCACGTGCTCCAGCCAGTCCTTTGCGAAGGTCGTAGGTTGCTTCTGGGGTACAAAGCGCAAATGGGTCCGCATCCAAATCTCTCGGAGAAATTTCAAGCATTGGATGGGATTCTTTCAAAGTTGATGTGACATTCTTGGAATCACGTCTTTTGATGGCAAAGTTCTGATATGCTTTTGCAGCCAGAAACTCCTGATAGACCTTTTGCTGTTCCTCGTTCATCAGCTGTTCTGCCTTTGACTTGGATGTACTATCAAGGATGTTTTGGGCGCCACAGTTTTTCATCTTATCGAGTGCTTCCATCAAATCGTTGTTGGCTTCCTTTAATTGTCTGCGTGTGAGCTCATGTGCAACAGCCTGTGCGCCCGGTTCGCTTTCCTGCCAATAATGGTCGGAGTAGCGGATAAAGTGCGTAGCAGGAGAGTAGCGCAGTTCATTTGAGAAGTATTTTGCCAACACCTCAGCCTGTCCCACGTCAGAATAATCCTCCGGCTTATAGCAAGAAGGGTCGTTATATACTTCCGGTGCCACATAGCCATCCTGCGAAGAAACTCTTGCATAGAAACGCTGCGCACTGTGCCAGATGGTTGCAAGTTCCGATGTATCAAGAGGAGGCGTGCATTTTGCAGCTTCTTCCATAAATGCTTCATAGGCCTTTTCACTGTCACCATATTTCTTGATGACCTTACCAGCAAAACGGGACATGGTTGCATTACGACTGCCTTCTGGGATAGAAGAACCATCATATTGACCTTCTGCCATATCTTCATCGAAAATGTCCTCGTCGAGATATTCTGTCAGATTCATACGACCGGGATATAAAGCCACATCTGCGGATGCAGTTCCAAAAAAGAAACGAGCTGCATCAAGTGCCTGTGTATCAAAATATGGAAAGATAGAATTGACCAGCTTCTTCATATCGCTATAAAGGGAGGCGTCGGTCACATACTCGATGGGAAATAAGACATGGAACTTCGGTCTTGCCGGTTTTCCATTCTTGACTTTGTTATTGAAACGACTGTAGTGGACCGCAAAGGTCACACCCGGAAATGCCTGCATGACATCATCTGGGGTAATCCAATCTTCTGGATTTTCACTGTGGTCGTTATCACAATCAACAGGCAGACAATCGCTGCCGATGAAGTTGTCGTTGTTACGGTAGCTGTTTTTATATTCTGCACATACATAGTCGTGGCAGATGGTAGCTTTCAAGCTATCCTCGTCGAGAATTACCTGCTTGTGAGGGTAGGAGCAGTTACCGGGATTGCCAGTAACATCAGCGCTGTAAAGGGTAAGCATCAGTCATACACCTCCTCAGATTCTTCCTCCAGTACCTTGGTGATGAACTTTAATGCACGAATCATGGTTTCCAGTTCACAATCGCCACCAAGGACAACCTCGAAGCCTTCTGCATCGCCATAGCGGTCACGAATCACATTGATGTCAATATCCGTGGAACCGGCATCTTTGATGGAGAAGTAGGTACGTCCGCCATGACCAGTATCGCCGCCCATAAAACCAGTGGTTCCAGCTTCGACTTCGAGAATATTGGCACTGTAAACATCACGCGCATAAGTAGTGATTTCCGTTCCGTCATTTAATTTGCGTCTGTTTTCTTTAATTTCATACATAGTGTTAAACCTCCTGACATTTGTCTGTGAAATAGCGCAAGCGATAATTGTTCTGCTTGGCAAGATTGATTTCTGCTTCCATTCCCGATGAGATATGTTTGCCAAATACCCAGACTTCAGAACACTTCTCGATGATGGCTTTGCCAAACTCTAAACCGAGTTCACGTTCTTTGGGATTGGTATCATCCAGAAACTGCGGAAACAATAAATGTGGTGCCATCGGGATATATCCGCTATCCGCAGCAAAGCGGCAGTAGCGTCTGGCATTTTCTACATTTGCTTTAATGTCGCCTGCATAAGGAGAGCAGATATACACGATTAGTTTCTTGATGCTCATATGCGAGTCCTCCTTTCCGGGCAGACATAGAAAAACGTCCACCTCTAGTTTCCACTGGAGATGAACGTCCTTTTTGAGCGGATAAATTTTAATCTTTTTTATAAAATGGTGTTTCATAGCCATCTGCACGAAGTAATAAACCTTTCGCCCAAGGTGGAGTTCTACCCATCTGTTCACAGACTGCCTTTAATGACATACGAGGGTCGGCTTCGATAACCAGCTCATCGTGAATATGCATGACGACAGAGCAATTGCGAAACGTTTGCATGGCATAGCACAAAATGTCACGAGCAGTTGCCTGCACGATGTTCTCCACAAACTTCGGACCATAAGATTCGAGACGTTCCCATTTCTTGGTGCTGCCGATACCTTCATAGGTGATGCAGGTACCACCAAACTTATTAGTGCCAAGCTTCGGTTTAACATACGCAAGGTTTCTGCCAGAAGGTAAGGTGATAAAGAGCATCCCACTGCGGCAAGAGAAGGTTAAGCCATAATCAGTAGTCGTATGTTTATATCGCACCGCTTCTGTGACAGCACGGTCCACAGCCCACCAGAATTCCACAATACGCGGATTGGATTGTCGCCAAGCATCTACAAGGGCAGGAAGCTCGTCTTCAGTAAGTCCCATATCAAGAGCGCCCATTGCCTTTAATGCACCAACGGAGCCACCATAGCCAAGCGCTAACTCTGCAATCTTGCCTTTTTGACGGAGATGGCCATTGATACCGTGTTTTTCAACTGGCACCTTAAACATCTGGGATGCAGAGGCACAATAGATATCGCCACCTTTGGCAAAGACATCCTGACGCCATGTTTCACCAGCAAACCAAGCAATGACACGTGCTTCAATCGCAGAGAAGTCCGCTACTAGAAACTTGGCTCCTTCACGAGGAATAAATGCAGTGCGGATAAGCTGCGATAAGGTATCTGGCACATCTTCATATAAAAGCTTCACGCCATCAAAGTCGCCGGAACGAACAAGACCTCTGGCTTCTGCCAAGTCAGGAAGATGATTCTGTGGCAGGTTTTGTAATTGGATATTGCGCCCAGAGAAGCGACCGGTTCTGTTGGCTCCGTAGAACTGGAACATCCCACGGGCACGACCATCAGAGCAGACGGTCTTTTCCATCGCCCCCCCTGTGTTAAGATAGTTGTCGTAGGAGGTAATGTATGATATTCTCGAACAAAGAGGAGAGATATACCTATGGCAAGAGAGAATAGTACAAATAAGAGATATAGTAAACGCTGTTTGTCAAGGTAGTTGTCGTATTAAATTTTAGCGTTCGATATCTCTTTCTTATTTCTGAATATTCAATCAATTTATGCTGTATAACGAGTGTAAT